CTCAGCCTCCATGCCGAGATTCCGCGCCACGGTGTCCACGAACATCGTTCGCATGTCCTCCAGATCGGCCATGGCCTCAGCCTGCGCTTCCTCGCTGAGCGGGAAGTTCGGGTTGAAGTCGACCTTGCGGGCGCCGGCGAACAGCGGCGTCACCTTCAGGCCGATCTGGGCGTTGTTGCCGCTCCAGTCGTGGTGATAGCAGACCACGCCCACCGATCCGACGCCGCCGGTGCGACTGATCCAGATCTCGTCGCACGCCGAAGCGAGGGCGAAGCCGGCCGAGTACGCATGATCATCGACCAACGCGTACACCGGTTTCCGGCCGCGCGCCTCGAAGATGTGGTCCACCAGGTCGAAGCACCCCGACGCCATACCACCCGGCGTGTCCAGCCGCATGATGATGGACGTCACCGCATCGTCGTTGAGCAGCTCATCGAAGGTGTCGCGCACCGCGGCATAGCTCACCGGTCCCGGGCCACTGGCGCCGGGCATCGGCCGGTTCACCATTGCACCGGACAGGTTGATCACACCGATCACGTTCTGGGCGACGCCCACCGGCTGCCCATCGGGGCCGGACACTTCGAAACGGTCGGCCTTCAGCACGCTGTCGTCGCTGGTGACCTTCCCTTCCAGATAGCCGCCAACCAGTGCTTCGCCGATGGCCGGCTGCACCAGCAGGGGCTGATTGAGGACCGCAGCAGCGAGCGAGGCCACCACGGGCGCACGGCTGCCGCGCCCCAGCATTCGGGCCAACAGGCCAGGCTTACTCGTCATCGTCATTCCCTTCATCGTTATTGGCGCCAGAAACGCCGGGTTCATCGTCCTGCCGGGCACCGGAGGCGTTGGTTCGCCTCGGGTCACTGTCGTATCGAAGCCCGGCCTCGTCTGCACGCTGGTTGTCCAGCGCCTGCTCGGCATCGACCTGTTCGGGATCCTCGCCGGCGCTCAGCACCACCTTGCTGCGCGATTTGAAGCCTGCCCGCACCGCCTTGAGTTCGGAGGTGACGTCCTGCACCGGGTGGCTCCAAGGCCAGCCCTCGGGCACCCACAGGGTTTCGGTCACGTCATCGCGCAGGGCCGCATAGCGCGGCACCTTCAGCAGACCCGACAGCACCGCCTGGTCGATGAAGGCGTCGCGGACCCGCTGGCAGAACATCGGGATCATGAAGAGCCACTGGTCCTGCTCGATCACCCGGCGGAACTCATTGAGGATCAGGCGCAGTGCGCGGTCGGAGACGTTGCGTAGGTCGCCGGTGAGCACCTCGTAGGGCACGTCCTGGCTGGCGCAGATCGCCAGCAGGTGCCCACGCAGGAACTCGGCATAGTCCGAACCAGCGCTGGGCGGCTCGGCGAACGTGATCTTGCGGCCGGGTGGCAGCTCCTGCATCGTCCCCGGCTCAAGACCACCGATCGCGGTGCCGTCGGCATCCTCACCGGTGATCAGGTCCCCGACGGCATCACCGTCTTCGCCATCCGCATTGGCATCGGTGGTGATGAAGCCGGCGAACAAGTTGGCCAATGCCTGCCGTTCCAGCACCGCATCATCGAGGCGGTCTAGGTTGAACATGCGCAGCAGCGCCGGCGCCGAGCTCGGCACGCCACGCATTGCACCTGCCCGGTTCGGCCGGTACAGGTGCAGCACCTGCTCCGCCGGTACGCGAACCAGCTCGTTACCGTTGACGGTCAGCTGCATGTCTCCGGGGTGTTCCCGGTACATCCAGTACGCCACGCGTCGGCCGATGCTATCGACTTCGATGCCCTGCCGGATCACGTTGCCGTTGCTGGCCACGCCGTTGTAGTACTGCGGGCATTGCTCCGATTCGATCAGCTGCACCTGCAGCGGCACCGGCAAGCCGTCTTCGGGTCGCCGGTAGCGGATGCGGGCAAACACCTCGCCAGCCTCCTTCCACTCCCGCCAGGCCAGCGCCTGCAGCCCGCCCCAGCCGAGCACGCCGTCGGCATCGGCGTACTTGCCCCAGCGCTCCCACAGTTTGGTGAGCTTCTTCTTGTGCTCCTTCGTGCCCCATATCGGTTTCGCCTGGATGCCGGTGGCGATGCCGTTGGACACGCTCTTGTTGAGTGCACTGACCATCCACGGGTCATTGCGGGCAAGGTGCCGCGCCCTGGCGAGCAGCGTGGGCAGGCCCAGCAATACAGCATTGGGCCCCAGCGATGATGGCCGGAAGGTGCGGAGGCGGCGGCCGTTGCCGGCGGCGCGGTAGCTGCTCTCGGCGGTATCAGACATTGCCGGTCCCCGATTGGTAGAGGCGCACGATGCGTCGACGCCGTGGTGCCCCTGCGGCCTGGCTAAGCTCATCGCGCATCTGCTTCAGCAGGCGACGCATCTCAACCAGGCTCTGGTAGGTCACGGTGCGGTCGGCATATCGGACGCTCAGCACGCCGGCCGCGATCGCGGCCTCCAGTTGCTCGACTTGCTTGTTGGTGAATGCCATTTCAGCGTCCCAGATACTTGCTTCGGATGACGCGGCGGGTGCGAGTGCGCGGCATTGGCGCCAGCGCGACGTCATCTGCCCTCACGTCTGGGTTGTCGTCCCACGGCGCGGCCCATGGCGGCGGCGCGGTCCAGTTGATGGCCGGAACCTTCAGCCACAGCGCCATGCCCTCGGCATAGCCGCACAGGTCGAACGCCTCATTTCGTCGCTTGGCCAGGTTCTCCCAGCCCTTTGCCGTCCTCGACTCGGCCGTCAGCTCGGCGTAGAACGCTTCCGGCAGCCAGTCGGGGAAGTGGTAGTAGCCCGGGCCGGGCTCTGCCCGCTTCACGTTGGCGTCTACGGTGTCCTTGAGCCTGTCCACGTTGAGCAGCAGCTGCGGCACATCGCCCTTCGACCCTGATTTGCGGTCCCGGCGCTTACTGCTGTCGGGGAAGGTCTCTCGGAACAGCCCGCCTTCGCGGCGCGCATCACCCTTGATCAACCTGACCCGGGCGTGCAGCTTCCGGGCCTTGAGCGAACGCCAGAACTCCAGCGCCCGCACCGATGTGCCCGATTTGCCACCCCAGTCGACGCCCACCGCGTGGACCGGCATGCTGCGGCCGGTGCCATCGTCCAGCGGGTAACGGCGGCTGATGACCTTCTCGACCAGCCGCTCCCAGTCTTCCAGGTACTTAGGCGGATCCAGCGGCAGGAAGCCGCCCGAGCCGTCCTCGCGCTTGGACGTGCGCAGGGTGAAGGAATCCACCACCCAGCGCTCCAGCTGCCCGGATTCGCCGATGCCGAAGCCCAGCACCAGCACGACGAATCGGTTGGCCTGGACGTCGACCTCTCCCAACAGGAAGCGCACCCCAGCGGGCACAGCGCCAGCCGCCCATACCTCGGCGCGCTCCTGCATCTCGTTCGGATCACTGGCGGACCGCGCTGCCATCGGGACGTAGTTGATCGCCCCGTCCACGTTGTGCGTTGTCTTCAGCGGGCGCTCTTCACCGGTGGTGGCGAAGGTACGCAGCGCCTGGAGGTAGCGCTCTATCAGCGATTCCCAGGACTGGTACGACGCGGCGACACCGCCGAGCCAGTAGCTGGCGATGCGCGCCTCCGGCCGGTCACCGGTGACCGTTCCGTCGGCGTGCACGACCTGGCCCTCCGCAGCCCACACACCGCTGCGGTTCATCCCATCCTTCCACCGGTGCTGCAGGCCGACGCCGCAGTGCGGACAGTGCAACAGCGAGTAGTGCCGCGCCATCTTCTGCACGTCATCCAGCACGACCCGCTCCAGCAGTTCCTCCATCGGTGGCAAGGCGAATCCGTCATAGCCTGGCGCTGCCTGAAACCGCTCTCCGCACTCAGGGCAGGGCCAGTACCAGCGCCGCCGGTCACCGCGCGCATACAGCGCGGCGATGCCGGCGGCCGGTGGGCCTTGATGCGGGTGCAGTGGCTTCCAGGCGCCGTCGGCGTAGTCCGTTGCCGGGCTCGACTCGGCCACCACCATGCCGGCGGACATGTAGGTCTGCGTGCGCTTCAGGCCCAGGCCGAAGCACTCATCGATCGTCAGGTCGCCGGTGTAGTTATCCACGTCCGTCATCAGGACGTCGTGGATGTCCTTGCCCGACAGGACCGACACCGAGGGCCAACCCATGCGCAGCGACATTCCCGACCGAAAGAACTTCAGCAGGATGTTGTCGTCGTGGGCGCGCGGGCTCAGCCGGGAGCGTAGTTCCGGACTGGCGGCGATGCTGCGGGCGATACGGGTCTTGCTGTAGTCCTCGGCCGCATCCTTGGACATCTGCACAACCATGGCGTCGGCCGGGTTGCAAGTGATCAGGTAAGCAAGGCGCGCATCGATCAGCGAGATGGTCTTGCCCGAACGTGCCGGCCCTATGAACACCACTGCTTCGTAATGCCGGCTGCCGGTCGTATCCAGCGGCTCGACCATGTAGGGCGTGGTGTCCGGATCCCAAGAACCGGCGGCGCCGGCGGCATTGGCCACCTGCAGCACCCGTGCACCTTCGCTCACCCTGATCCGGCGCGGCGGCCGGATCATCTCGGCAACGCCTTGGCGCACGCTACGCGCTGTCGCGTACGTCGTCATCGGTGATGCCCTCGTACATGGATTGGCGGACGCGATCGCACTCGTCCTGGACCTTGACTACCTGCTCTGGTGTGAGCCCCGCCTTTCGCTCGAGAACATCAGGGAGCGTGTCGAAGAACTGCAC